GTCTACGCTTATAGAAAGCAGTAGTGACGTCATCCTCAGTCTTAAGACTTTGGAAAGATCCAAACCGCGATACTATTGGGTCCTCTTCCACGAATTGAAGATAAGGTACAACCTTACCATCTATCATGTCATAAGTCCATACAGTTTCGGGTGCACGAACACGACAAGCTTTCTTATACATTTGCCATAAAGCTAAATGTATCTTAGGCTTGTTGCCGCGTCCATGGTTTGCCTTATCCTCATACGTCCATCTCTTAAAGTTAATCTTCAACGATCCAGTTGAAGTAACAGTAGGAAGATGAAAGTTCCAACCTGCTCGCAACCAGCGATCAAGGTCGGGAAGGACATGCAAACCTGAATCGTCAGGGAAGTCCGCAGGTACAGCCATTGGGTGAATGTTGTACGCACGGAAAAGTATCTTTATCTCTTCAAAAACGGAGCCAGCATATATGTAATTCAACGACCCGAAGTACGTGATGTACTTCTTTAAAAGCCGATTAAATATGATATACAGCCAACTCTCAAGATCAGAGACTCTGACACCTGTGGGGGCCTTCAGATAGAAAGGCCTAACGTTACGAAGGTCAAAGAAATCACCTCCGCAGGACTCGCGAAACTCACAATGTATTGAAGTGAAACTCTTATCGAGGTTCAGCATAAAACCATACATCTCACATTGACGAGTAAACTCGGCAACATGGGGTTCTGGAACAATACAATCATCGCCAAAAACAGATACTCCTTTTAGCTTGTGATCCGATTTAGGACACAAGGAACTAGAGGTAGTATCGTCGGTGACGACAACGTGAGCAAAAGCATAAAATAACAGTGTCTCGATAGGGAACGTTGTTGCATTACCCATCGTGCTAAACATAGGAAGTATTACTTCCTTTCCATCAACCTCCATACTAGGAGATCTGACTAAGTTTAAGCTAGAAAACCAACCTTTAGGGAACGTACTTTTCACCAGTAGATAGTGTACACAATCGGACGCAGAGCGCCAATCAAGAGTACCTAATTTTCTGATTACAGAGTTCCACAAAGCAAGAAGTTGGTGTTCATCTTGTAACACTGCTATGTCCAGGCCAAAGCCTTTGAGACTAGCAACCATAAGATGCATCAAACCTTGCTGAAAGAACATATTCAGAGTTGGCTCAATGGCGATCATACGATCGATCTCATTATCTTTGTCTACTGTAGCAGCCCGCGAACCGTTTACTATCTCGTACTGTATGTCACAGTACCACTCCGATCCCCGGATCGAAGAGCGTGGTATATTAGCCTCTTGGATGGCAAGTGCCAACTGAGGGTCCCACTCGAGGTATAAACGGAATAGACGCACGGCATCACTTGTTCCAGTAATGGGATACCTGAATTTTTCACTCAGGGAAGTATCAGAAAAAGAAACACCGATACTTACACCCATACTGTTTTTACAGTGCATAAACCACTCCTCAATATCTGGAGCGGGTGTCAGAATCTGATGGATTAGAT